ATTCATAACATCGTGAATCGGCTTTTCTTCTTTTACTTCTATTGATTTTGTATTTATATCTGTTGCAGCTGCAACGCTGTACGTCATTACCATACCTGAAATGACAATAGCCCGGCCTAATGATCGTCCGCGAAGAGCGCTGCCCCTCAGGCGCGCTAGCGGTCTGATCATACCGAGCTTGTCAAGTTTATTTAAGATTAAGCGTAGTCTTTCGGCGTGTCGTACTCTTTGTGACATGAGTCACACCTTTCTCTATTGCCATAGATCCATAGGCCACAGCCTATGCAACGATGGATTAAGTTCGGTTCAGTAGCCACTAGATTTAAGTAAGTAAGTTAGATCAGCTAAGGTGAGAACAGCTACAAACTGCTGGACGGATTTCTCACCTTGCCCATTTAGGCGAAGTACGCCAACACCTAATCCGGTGTCTTTCCTTCGCTCCTCGAGTTGCCGCATAAGAGCCGGTAAATCCAGATTAGTGCGAGCTTTGATCTCTATATCTAGCCCCTCGATGCCAGTTATATCTGATCCATCTCGACCCGCACCTACTGGTAGCGCATGTTGCCAGCCCTGATCACGCAAATAATCTGCTACGATACGCTGCGTTGCATAGCCCCTATGCTTACGGCTTTGTGACATTAGTTAGACCTCACATGACATGTGCGACATTCACACGGCTTTACTGTTCCCGCAGTTATAGGCTCGTTACAATTGTCGCACACGTCTAGTCTTTTATCTAGCACCAGCATTATTATCACCCCGCTATCAAATCTTCGTCTTCGGGTCTAAATTGCCATTTACCAGCAGGATCTAGAATCATCCAGATCATCTTGCATTGTTCGGCTTTATTCCTCATAGGAATAGGGCAACCCCAACCGCGATAAGCACCGTTTTTACCAGTACCCTCACGCAGGACTCGATTACCGTGCTTACAGCTCGGCACAACCTCGGCAGATAGAATCGTCTTAACCAGATTAGCTGCGTCCTCAGCAATGGTGAGATCGTCAGTTGGTGGCTCAATTGTTGTATCCCATATAATTTCGGCTTCCGGGTTTTTAGCACTTAAAAACTCCTTTTGGGCTTCGGTGCGAACGCGTATCGGTTGTTTACTGCTTGTTTTAGCGTCCTCAACCTTAGCCATTTCCAAAGATGAAGCTCGCTTTCCTTTAGCAGATAGCCCGAGATTTGCCAAGCATCTTCCGATTGCAGAAGTTTCGCAATTTTCAAACCAGAAATCGCGATCAACACCGCGATCCTTGCGAGCACCTCGCGCATAACCAATAGCGGAAGCAGTAGCATCTGCATAAGTACGGTATGCCGTAGCCTTGAATACCACGATTCCCTTTTCTTCATTGTTTTCGATAAGTTCTGTGTGTATTGCGCCGTCTGGGTATGTTTCATAAAATTTATGGATCCTGGTATCTACGTCTTCGTAATCATTAAGGTTGAACATCTAAGGGTAAATTTCCTTTCGCATAGTCGAGTTGCTCTTTGAAAGTCCAAGTCGTGCCATCGTGCCACGTTTGGGCTTCCAGAGCGCAAGGATGGCAGTAATGCCTGACAATTAATTTGCCATGACGTTTACTGGTTATTTGCCAAACGGCTTGCGTCTGACCGCGCCAATGCTGTTTTCCCCATCGGTAGCCGCAATAATCACACCATTGCCCTTTGGGTGATCTAGAAAGCATCCAGATCATGCCAATCTTTGACTGCAAGTTCCCCGGCCATTGCAAAGTAGCAGACTGCATCCAGAAAATTATCGTGGATGTCTCGAGTTTCCATGACGCGTGCAAGCTTGACCAAAGCCATACAGATTGCAACGTCCATTGGATCAATTTCGCGCTCGAGATAGTCTCCCCACAGTTTTGAAGTTCGCAGCATTGTAAGGTCGTAATGACCATACGATTTGGCTCTTTCATCAATGATGTCTGCTGCATTAGTCAATATATCTTTCGCTCGCCACGACTTTGCCTCGTTGGTATCCATCTCTATAGCCCCTTTTGTAGTGATTGTTTTTGAAGTTGATAATCCAAGTGGTGAAAACGAGGCTGAATAAGCCACACCATAAAATTACTTCTAATTGATAACGAGTCATCATGCCACCTCATCGCTGACGTTAAACACGTCCAGAAAATAAGCGGCAATAGTGTCGCGGGATAATTTGCCCCGCTTAGATTTCACACCTAATCGTGCAGCTGCATAGGTGCGTATTTCCTTAGCGTGGATGTAATTTTTACCATCCGTCCAGCATAAGGTCTTGCGATCAAACCTGATCATTTGCCCTAATACCCCTTTCAATTGGTATTTCAATACCCAATTAGACAGGGGAAATTGCTATTTGTCTATACGCAACACGCCGATGGATTCAAATAAGTCAATATGATCATCAATTGTCCGGTGTGTCTCAGGCTCAAGCTCAACCATACCGCTTGCCTTCGACCACAAAGCTGCCTTGCTTATCTATGGGAACCGCCACAGGCGTAACGCCTTTGCGATCCACATAGAGCAATCCAAAGCCCTTCTGCCAGTTATATGTGCCACGCGTGTAATAGGCTTGCTTCTCATCCATTAAATGCCCAACTTCAAGCCCACGCAAAACACGGCCTAAAACGCCCCCAGAAGCCTCTGAGAAGGCCGATACCCCTAGTCTGTGGGTGTGACCACACACCACGCTCTTTCCGTGTCTCCTAGCGGCTCCTAAGGCCGTTAAACCGGCATTGTGGTTAATGGCTTGCTCATCGCCATGCACCATGATCCAGTCATGGCTAATCTCATAGGGTTTGCGGTGAAATTTGATGCCTAGATTTTTAAAACCCATAAAGTTTTCATACTCAAGCTCAGGTAAGCCAATTAGCCCCGGTAGGCGAGAGCTTAAAGATTTGTAGAGTCTGTCGGTGTGGTTGCTTCTGACGATATGGGTGATGCCCAATTCGAAGAGAACGCCCTGAGCAACATCTCTATCGCGCCCAATTGTGCCGCTCCACTCATCGCGCCCACTCGACCATCTGCTAATAGTCTGGAAATCAAGCTCATCTCCGACACACAAGACATCATCGGGTCGCCACTTGCGGATGAAAGCGGCCAAATTTTTGACTGCGATTGGGTCATGAAATGGGACTTGAAGATCCGACACGACCACTATGCGCTTCATTGATCCTCATCTTCATCATCTTCAAAAGGATCGTGGTCTGGATTGCCGACTATCCAATCAGGTAGTCGCATAGTTTCTTCGATATACCATCGAGCATGGTCTTTATCCCATCCGGCTCGCACTAACGCATCAAAAGCCTCAACAACGCCAGCAGCCCATATATCAATGGGTTTTAGAGGATCGCGGCGATCACGCGCAGCTGCGCGCTCTTTCGCCTTACGCCTTGCGGCGCGCTCTGACTTTGTGGGTTTTCTTGCGCTCATTAGTCAGCAATTCTAAAACCATTGTCTCAAGTTTCTCGATACGCGACACGATATTTGAACCCTCAATAATTGATGGCACTTCATGACGAATAATGTAACGAAGGCCACCGACAATAAGAGCGCAGCACGAAAGAATGGCTGCTACAAACGCAGCCCACTCAGCCGGGGTCATCGCCTTCCGAAAGCGGTGTCGTTAGGATTTAGCCAGCGGATTATTACCGGGGCAGTTGCACTTACAGCACTTGTTAGGATCGTTTGCCAGTCCAGACCCACCGCTAGGTAGGTCGCTAGTCCAGCTGCTAGAAAGGATCTTGCCCAGCTTGCGGCGGCGGCTTTTAGGCTTTCCATTGATTGGCTCTCCTGTTAGTAGAGGTATTCTGAACATACTGCCGTCATGATCGCCCTTAGCAGTAAAACTTATGTGAATATGTGTCTTGTGTGGGTTTATCCCGGTGTATTTTCTCCATTTGTAGTTTCGCTTGTAGGAAGCGATTTTACCGTTGAAGATAATGTAAGAAATTCGTTTATCAGATCTGGCAAGTAATCGAAGCTGATCAGCAAGGTCAAATGCCTCGTGTCTGCTGGATCCAAGATCGGCGTTAAAGTCGTAGGCACGTACAATGCCCGAATCAGGCAAAGGGTTGTGATCACTAGGTCTGGCGGCATGTCGCCTATCGCCAAGCCAGCCTTCTGGCGATACTCGACTTCTATCGGGAAACGCATCATCTACCTGTTCGCGTAGCTGCTGCCCCGCTTTGCATAGTTTCGCCATTAGCCTAGGAGTAGTTTTGCTTCTTCTTCGGTAAGGCCAAGTTTTGCTAGCAAAGATTCGCGCGCTAGTTTTTTATTTTGCAATTCTTTTTGCAATTCTTGTTCTTGCTTTATATTTATTTCTCTTTGTGCAAGAAGTTTTTTTGTTTCACTTTCGCTCAATTCATATTGCTCAATTTCTCCAGTTTGTATATTGTGAATGATGCCAATCATTTTTTAACCTCCATATATGTTGTAAGTTCCAGCGGTAAAGCTTTGACCCCCGCCAGTTAAAATCTTTATTGACGAAACTGCTGCCGCGACATCGAAGATGCCCTTGCCCCATTGGGTCACATAAACCGAAGTAGATTTCTCATAAGAATAAAGCTGTTCCATCATTGTTAAACCCGCTTGCTTGCAATTTGTCAAGTGCCAGATAAAAGTGTTGTTGCCACCAGATTGCTTTACTAGATCATTTGTTTTAAACATATCGGTATCTTGCGAATAGTTTGTCGGATAGTTTGTGCCTTGTATTTCATAGGCTTGCCAAGTTTTGTAATTTGGCGAAGTAGCATTTGCGTTTATCTGTAAGCCGACACTATCATTTCCATTCATTGTGATGCCTTTGATCAAAATTAAGATGTCGTCATATGCTGTCAGTGAAGATACTGTCACGCTCGTTCCGCTCAAAGTGCCAGAAGCAATACTTGCAACGGTCAAAGCGCCACCTGGCGTAGCCCATTTAAGACCGCTTGCGGTGCTGGTGTCCACAGTCAAAACATCATTATTGACACCGGATGATGCTAGGCGAGCATCAGTTGTTGTATATGTCCAAAGATCGCCTTTTGTGGTTAGTGGGCTAGTCATTCCGGCTTGGATATAATCGTAAAAAATAGCGGCGCTGGCGCTTGTAAAATAAAGAATCCCGCCATCGTATTGCGGCAAGGCTAGAGATCCAGCGCTATTTACGGTTGCCGTGCCAGCCGTAATCGTGCAAACACCTGTTCCTAAATTTTGGATAAATACGGTATCGCCAGCCGCGAATAGTCCGGTATTTACCGTGATGGTTGTTGCACTCGACGAGTTCATGGCTACGGTAGTGCCAGCATCGCCAGCGACTAAAACATAACTGGAAGTCTTAGCAGTAGCCGCCCCACCGCCCATAGCCGTTTCCTGTAGGCTTGTCATTTGTGCGGCAGTCAATATTTGACCTGTCGTAAAGGTCTGTTTAGCCATCTGCGCTCCTTAGTAGCTCAAAACGTTAGTGCCGATTATACCTTGGACGGCACTATTTAACTCGAAACCAACGACAAGGCTTTCGCCGGTAAATACTGTGGTAACCATCTTGTTATTTGTAAAGTCATGATGCAGCCCCTGCACTAGCAGAGTTTGAGTGATGCTGGTGCTCCAGGGCATGGACTTAGCAACACTTACGCCATCGAGCAATTCGACCAGTAGGCCAGCCACGCAGCGAGATACATCGTTTCCATCCTCTAAATTGAGCTGTATCGAGTCTATGCGGGTTTCTACGTCTGATCTAGTGCTCAAAAGCATGTTAGCCATATCTAGGCTCACCGAGTCTGTCTGCACGAGGATATTTTCACGCACTCCCGAATGGACAAAATATGTATCAATTGAGGACTGGTTTTTAACGTTTTGAGGTGTGCCGTTTAAGCGAGTAACTGTCACATCGTTTACCAATTGATCTACATCCAGATTAACCGTTGCAGCCTGAAACGCTATGCCGGAGCCGGTATCAGAGAAGGTATAAGCCACATTGCCTAGAGATTGAATTATTGTTTCCCGCTCTAGGAATGTAGCCCTACCTTCGGCATCTAGAAAGAATCCGCCTAACTCTGAATCTTCCACAGTACGGCAAGCCTCTAAAGCGTTTCTAGATGTACCGGGATCGGCTTGAAGCGTAGTCGTACCGGCTTGTATATCTCGTAAGCCCGCAGGGTAGGCGACTTGATCCAAAATGTTATTTATACGCGCCCCGGTTAATTGACCGGCGCTAGTACCGGCTACCGAGGTAATTAAAGCGCCGTAAAGCAATCGGAACGCATCCACGCATTGAAA